GTCAAGTTTTAACTAATGTGTTGATATGCTTACATCAAATTTCGAATGAGTGTGCGACGATAGTACCGATTGCTATTCAGTCTCAGTCTACCGAGACCTTGATCAGTACCTTCAGCGAAGGGGTTTGCCACCAAACCATACCTAGTCTTGAAGCCCAGCTTCGGACTGAAATTTTGCTCACCGACCGCACGAACCATCTGGAGTGGAACATAAGGACAATAGAAGAGACCTGAGTCATAAGGACTCGCACCCTTATAACCAGCCACATAGAACTGATCATTCGAGTTATTCGAAGAATAGGGGTCAATATAAACCTTATACTTACCTTGAAGAACACCAGCAAAAGTATTACCAGTATCATCAACTTGCAGGTTTGAATTCAGAGCAGGAGTGTAATCCAGAATGCCTGCATGAGACAGAGCCGAAGCAACGTCAGCAGAGCACAGAATCATATTACCCTTCCCTCTACGAGTCCGTTGAGCGATTTGGTTAGCATCTCGCTCCATTTGGAAGATGAGACCTTTGAATTTCTCCACAGACCAACGACCATTGGAGTCAACATCGAGGTCAAAGATGCCACGAGTTGCCACATTTTGCTGAGCACCAGGCTCAGCAATCATATAAATGGTACGAATCACTTCTCTATTGATTTCAGCGAGAATCTCAGTAGAAAGAATGTTCGCAAGTTCAGCTTCTGCATTCAGACCGTGAATAGCCTTAAGGTCTTGAGCCAGTTCCAAGCTGTACTCAGCTTTCAGAGCGCGTGATTTAGCCGTAACTGAAATCCGCTCAATGGAGATGCCCATTTCATTGAAATAGTTAGCCGGAGCATCACCGAGAGTTTCAGCATTGGCAGTTGGCATAGCTTGACCAACATTATAGGCTTCACCACCAGCAGGAGACAGAAGACCTGGATTTACACCAGATTGAGCAGTGGTACCAAAGCCGACGTTACCGCCTGCAGTTTGACCATAACCCACGAAGTCAGTGATATTACGTGAAGAGTTTTGACCTGAGAAAGCAGTATCAACTTCATCATAGAAGGTTTCCTTGCCATTAGGACCTTGATACCTGGAGCGAAGAGCGAAGATGAGACCCACAGGAGCGTTCATGGGTTGCACACCAGCTAGGTCATAAGCGACCAGGTTGGGCATTGAACGACGAATGAGGCTAATCAGAACCGGATCGAAACCAGCAACAGGTCCGGCAGCATTAGCGGCATAGCTGAAACCTGCAGCAGAAGACGTGGAACCAGTGTTCATAGTGGGAGCAGCTTCTGACAGGAAAGCTCTCTCTTCACGTTGTGCGTTTTCTTGATTTTCTAACAGGATTGCGGTAACCATTCTACGGTGAGAATCTTGAATCGGCTCAAGACCCTTATAATCTAGGAGTGGTGCCCACTTTTCCTGCAGATGCTCTGCATTTAGCATTTGCATTTTAATTTACCTCTTTTTAAAATTGTGTTTTGTTTGATTTTTATGATTTAAAAATCACTTTTTAGAAACCTTTCCAAGAGCATTCAGATACATTTCCATAGTATCACTTGAAGTGTTATATGGAACGTAATCCGTGGTATCTTCTACAAGATAGTCGCGGGTGCTGCTTCTAGGAGTAACAGTTTTATTAGTGAAATAAGATTCTCTAATAGTAACTAATTTCTCACGAAAATTATCTTCACCATCAAACTCAACATTTTCTGCAAGAGAAGCGAGCTTTTCTTTTTGAGAAAGTGCAAGACCTTCAGATACTTCACCGAGAATTACATCAGTTACCGATTCTGCAAGTCTTTTATTCAGAGCAATATTGTTTTCAATTTGCTCGTTGAGTTTAGTTTCCATTTCATCAAGTTTTTCTACCATATTCTCAAGTACATCATATTTCTCTTCAGGAATTGATACATAATGATCTTCAAAAAGGCTTTTGAGATTAACCAAGAAGCTTTCCGTGAATTCAGCACGGAGGCCACGGTCAACTGCGATTGCATTTTCCTTGAGCCACTCATCAGCGACGTACTCAAGGTAAGCATCGACTCTTTCCGTCAATGCTTCTGCAATGACTTCAATTTCTTCTACGAGCTGTTCTTCGTACTGACGAACAATTGCTTCTTCAATCTGTTCAGTTCTAGCGTTCAGAGCAGCCTCAAATACAGTTCGGGCTTTAAACTTAAACTCTTCAGTGAGTTCTTCACCTGACAGGAGAGCATCCACATCTTCTTCAATTTGAGCTTCAATTTCTTCAAGCTCTTCTTTCATGGACTTTTCGTCATCCTCTTCTTCATCTTTAGGTGCTCTCTTTGATTTGGATTTCGGCTTTTCATCTTCGTCTTCTTCATCTTCTTCGTCTTCGTCTTCTTCGGAGCCCTCTTGGATTACATCTTCATCATCTTCATCATCTTCATACTCATATTGAGCATCCAGCTCTTCTTTCATTTTCTTCATTGCATCAGCAGCCTTAGCACCACGATTCACAACATTTCTTACTTGTGATAAGATAGCTGCAGGGTCTTTCAGTTTTGCTGAATCATCAGTTGAACGATAGTTATCAGGAGTAGGTCCACCTAAATCTTCCCAACCGGATGCTCTTTGACCATCAGGAATACCTGTAGTCAAATGAGGCATTGGTTCGGCTGGTTTAGCGCCAGCGTTCACAACAGTGCGGGATTGTTTTGTGCCAGTTTCCATTTCTTGTAAATTAGTTTTTCCACGAGGCATTTGAGATTCTC